GTGACAGTGACAATTTCATACACACCCGCACCTGTATCCAGAGTTAAATTGCAAGTGTGTGTACTGTCAATAGAAGGTAAACCAGCAGCGGAAGTAACGACAATACTAGTGGCAGAGTTAGTGAGAGCTCCATTCAAGGTCGATGCATAATTATTAGTATGTACACGTAAGACAGTCATTAATTAGATTCCTGTACAAGATTAACATAAAGGCCTAATTGTGGGTATGTGGTATCATTTGATACAGTGCTTACAGAGTTAGTAATTTTTACGTACAAAGCAACGGCATTAGAAGTTCCCGAATTTATCGCTGTTCCTAGATTTAGTGCAGCACCTGCTGTAGCAGAACTTAGTCCTGCACTTGTTAAAGCTAATTTAACCTCTGTGATAGGATGGGTAGCTCCTTGTAATGTCCACACTACTGTACCATCTGTAACAGTGGATCCAATACCGCTAGTAGGCCATGTAGGTGCAGAAGAACTTGTAGTACCTGCTGTAGTGCATGAATACCAATAGCCATTAGGTGTAGCAGGTTCTATTGCCTGCCCCAGACTATAAGCAGTAGATAACACCCAGAGCGGGGTGGTATCCGTGGGTGTGATAGTAATTTGATCCACCCCCGGATTTGACACTGCCTGTAATACACGGCCTGTTGTAGGAGACCCATAATAGAGTGTAAATGTTTGTGGATTATCACTAAAATTTGTTTGATGTGTTAATGTTTCAGTGCCACTAAATAGGGTGGTTAACCCTGAATCAGTGTATAACTGAAATGACATTGCTGCTAAAACCAAAGCAATTCCCCTAAAATTTAATTATTAGCCTGACACACCTTGTGCATTTTGGCTTGTAAAGGCTGTAATTTGATTATTCATTATTTGTACACCTTGGCCACTTGTCGACCAGGTAAGATAAGCTTCTGGCGTGGGTTTGACAGTGAATTCAATTTTGACATTACCAGCATTTTTCTGATTTTGCACAAATTTCTTTAAGTCATCTAAAGCACCTGATTCCCCACGTGTGTCTAATCCCCGTTCATTATCGCCCTGGACACTAGCTTTTAATTCTCCCATGGTGTTGGTAATAAAACGCAACCCTTCGTCTGTCTTGCCACCCCCAGAATTAATAAATTGCAGGAGCTCAGAAGCCTTGTCTTTGAAGAATGCTGTATCTGCAGCAGCGCCATCATCTTTACGACTGTCTTTTATAATGTCCCCTATGAGTTTCTTTTTATCAGGATTATCTGCAAGACCTGTTGTAAAGGCGTCTTCTTTGGTTTGCTTGGCAGCGCCCGCCAAGTCTGCTAATTGTTTAGTAGCTGCCGCTGTAGCACTAGCAAATTTATTGACATTAGTAGTTTGCACAGGAGTAACAGTGGGGAGAGAGGGCAGCGAAGGAATTTTTGATGTTAATATCTGGGAATAATCTTTTAATGAATACCCTTTTTGTTCTATATATCCTGTAATAGAACTATCAATTTTAACAAGCCCATCTTTTAAATCAGCGGCTTTGCTACCTAACATTGTTCCAAGATTAGTAAGTTTATCGTAGGCGGCAGCCATGTCTGCTAAGACAGGATTTTGATTTTGTGCTGAGCCTGTATTAGCACTGTTGCGTTGGAATATATCTGCAGCAGCGCCCCCGAGGGAAGTACCTATATTATGGAGTTTAGTCCAGGAAGCGGACAAGCCATCCATGGCTACTCCTGCTAATTTAAGGGCATTTGTTAACCCGCCACCAATTTCAGCAGCTATTTGTTTTATCCCTCCCTGGTCTTTAAGAAGGCTTTCGAATTGTTTTATAAAGGATTCTAATGCAGGAGCTGCGCCGGCTATGAGATTATCCTTAAATCCTTCCCACATTGTGTCTAACACATGTTTAGTGAGCTCAAGCGAATGTACAGCACCTGCTTGCCCTTTGGTTAATTCTACATCCAGAGATTTATATTCTTCTATTGCTTTTGGTATATCAGCGCCTATCCATGCCATGGAATCCCTTGCGCCACGTCCGAATAGTGTTTGAGCTGCATAAGCTTCCTGGGTTCTATCTTTTATCCCTTTTAAACCATTAGCAACTTTTAAAAATTGTTGTTCTGGGGACTCTGCTGCCAGTGTCCTGACATCTAAACCCATTGCTTTTAATACACCGCCAGATAAGCCTGTGCCTGCCTGGGCTTGTCCAATAGCGCGTTGCATAAACTGTAATGTAGTAGTGACTTTATCAGCACTAAGCCCAAATTGCCCCGCTGAGAAAGTTAATTCCTGAAATTGCCCTGCACTTACCCCCAACTTCAATGAGCTTAAATAAAGCTGATTGATTCTTTCTTCTGCCTCGCTTACCATTTCTCCAAATTTACGAAACGCCTCAATTGCAATTCCTGCTCCACCAATAGCTAATAAAGCTTTACTGGCATAAGAAGAAAAAGTAGAAATTCTACTTTTAGCAGAATCTATTTCAGAATTAAACTTCTGTGTATTCAGTCTAAGTTCTGTAACCAATTCCATTGTTTCGCCGATTTGGGACATGTATTATTTACCTTGAAAGTAGTCTTTAAATGCTCTTAATTGTTCTTCCGCTGTAGCTGCCCTTTGTTTTTCTAGTGCCATTTTATCTTTGAATTCTTGACTTTGTGCCATATCATAGGCCATCCATTCGAGCATCTCACTAATTGACATCTGATTTATAAGTTCCCTTTGTGTCTTACCCAGACGTTCAGCAAGTCCGAAAGAGTACTGGATCAGCGGATGCTCTAAGAGTTTTTTGCTTTGTCTTCTATATCTTTAGATGTTAAACTATTTAACTTAATACATTCTTTAAACAAGCTACAAATGACATGCGCGGACTTCTCCTGTAACAACACTATATCGTCTTTGTCAAACATTCTATTGTTATTTTCATCGACAATGGACAAAACAAGCATTGTAAGAATAAGTTGATTATTGTCTTCACTGGTTTGCATTTTTTCATATTCTATTTGTTCAGCAACGGACATAGATTTTAATCTAACTTCGCCACTCCATTCTGGGACATCTATTGTTTTATAGTCGCTATCGTCTAAATTAAGGATATCACTTTTCTTCAAGAGCATCTTTTTTCCATTTATTTTTGGGGCAAGTGTTTAAAGGAAACCAACACTTGGCTTGGATACTGCAATTACACACTGTGCATTTTTGCCTGTCTTCAGACAACTGGTCACAAGACAGACAAACAGTTATGCGTTTTATATAGTAATCCATTATTAACTAAATACAATGGCACCAGTGATACGTAATGTAGCTGTACCCATTACAACTCCATCTTTATCAATATTTGTGTCAATAGAGACAACAAAACAGGAGAATGTAATTACATTTGCAGCTGATGTTGGTAATGTAACCACCATTGTTTCAGTAGCTTGCGCAGCATTTGCAACAAACATCGCCAACTGACCCGCATCGTCTTGGTTGCGGATTAGTTCCATTGTGCATGTACCAAAGTCACGTAAACCCTGGACAAACTCAGCGGCAGTAGAGGCGAGTGTAGAAACATCAATTTCCTTGGCTTTACCAGACCCAATACCTTTAATGGATGTTACACCCCCAACAACATCGGAATTGAAACTGACAGTAGTTAACTGGGTTAAAATTGGAGCAGGAGAAGACATTTTTTATTTCCTTTGAAATTAAATTGCGTAATATAAATAATCGATTTGGATAAATGAGGTAAACCAGGCATCTTGCCTTTCTGATCGCCCTCGACTGATATCTTGTACAAACATGTTTGCAGCTAGTGATATGTTAGATTTGTATGCTGCAGTTACAAAATCTAGTAAATCATAAAGTTGTTTCATACCGCTATCACTAGGTACATATATATCAATCTGATATATCCCTTGATGTCTATATGTAGTATCAAGGGTAAATGTCGTTGTTTTGGCAGGGAGCAATGTAGGACGTATCCAGGCATTACCATTTGTTGGTTGGTATTGCATATTATTAAAGACAATATCAACACCAAGTCCAGCAGACTGTAATCTGCTATCGAGAATGGTTTGTAATGTTGTATTAATCCCGGCCAATTTTAAGCCCCTTTATAATACTGGGAAAATCTTTGATTGTAAGGCGCATCATACCTTGGGGGGCTTGTGTAGACCAGCCATATTCTACCCTTTGCGCATAGGGAAGGTCGTTATGTACCACTTCCCTATCTGAAAAGGAGTCAAGTTGCCATGCTGCTCTCAGACTGCCTGGGACATAGTCTTTATGCGCTGGGTATTTCCACAAACTAGGATCGCCTACAGGGGTTCTATCTTGTACAATATCATAGAATACTGTAGCTGCGTCGTGCAGAAATTCTTTTGAGACCCTAATAACAACTGTCTTATTTTTCTCAAATTTAGCAAGCCATTCATCAATATTGATTGTCATATTCTCACTACTAATTTGTATATGAGTATTTGCCCATTCACAGCAGTTGGTTGCACATTCATAACTCTGTATACCCCAAAACTACATTGCACACTGTCATTAATTTGCGGGATTTGTGTTGCAGGGGGGCTTATTGTGAGTTTTAAATCTCCAATAAGCACATCCAAGTTATTAATTTCTTGTTCCGTCACCTCTTTTGGGTATCCCACGGATGTATAAGTGACTATTGTATTAGCTACTATATCGCCTGTTTGCGCATTATATTCACCCTTATTTCTTGTGAAAGTTAATGCTTCCCCAACTCCAGTGAGAGGAGAAAGAAGATTGGTAACAGCACTTTGTATATCCCTGACATCGAATAAAACCATTAACCTTTACCCATAATAAAACTGGCACTACCCGCACCACCACCTCTAACAATTTTCCATAACATTCTAGCAATAGTGCGGGGAAGAGCCAATGCGTATGTACCCTGTGCGTATTGTACCTCAATATCCCCCACTTTGATCCGTTCAATATTCCGGGGTAATAAAGACATAGGATCATACCCTTGGTCAATAGCGATAGCAATTTCACATTGGGCATTAAGAAGTTCGAAAGGAATTGTTGTAACAATAACAAGCCAACCGTCTATCCAAACATCATACCGAGGCCATTGTAATTGTTGGTCTTTAGTTTTACGAACACCAATATATTTCAATGTTTCAAGGTAATCCATAGCTTTAATAAGCAGATAACTCGGATCACTAAGGAGTGTGTATGTGCGTGCTAGTGCATATGCTTGTAATTGAGCTACAGTAGTATAACTGTTAGCCCCGACTATGTAACCGGGGTAAGCTGTTAAACTGCCGTCTTCAATTATTATAGTATTTGACATTAGGCACCAATTAAAACAATGTCCAGAACTACAGACGTACCAGAACTTGAATTAGCAAGTTTTAAAGTCATGGCTGTAGAAGCTGTAACAGCAAAACCTGCAGCAGTTGGAGCAACTAGCATAAACAGTCCGCCGGGTACTACAGTGATAACATCTGTCCCTGCATCTGCCCAGGCATACCAGGGGTCTGTACCATTACCCACTAAAACATTATTAGTATTAGCTGCATGTGCAAATACTGCCATTGCTTTAACTTTCGCAAACACAATGGCATCACCCAGAGCATCTGTTAATGAAGTGAGGTCGAGAGAAGTGCTAGAACTAGCTGTTATTGTTATAGTGTTTTCCCATAACAGATTAGCTTGGTTTGCGCCTG